GTCATCAGGCATGGAGATATCGGACCTGCAGCGTTCATTCATCTCAAGAAAGAGAGATAAACAGCGTGTGTCTGCATCTACATGGGTCTCATCGACATTCTTTTTTAGAATACTTTGAGACAACTGTCTAGCTGCAAAAGCAGCAGGACCAGTCCTTCCGGATAGTGCAGCCAAATCCAGATCAAGATAGGCTTTAAGTAATTGACTTCTATCATTTGACATAAAGTAATACCGTTAAATGGTGGTAGGAAACTGCTCATAAGATAAGGAATATACCTTATGGAGTCGGTGTAGTGCCGTAGTGCAGGATATTCGTTATCCCAGTCACATCAGCACTTAACTCTCCTATATGACAGCTTAAAGCAGCGGCCATAGTGACAGGATCAGTTTCCGCAGCGCCAGCGGGGACCGAGATCGATGTTTGTATAAACATGATCCCAAAGCCTCCGCCTCCGTTAATCCCAATAGATTTCCGAGTCGTAAGGGTAACCTTATTAGTCGGGATACTGGGATATAAACCCGCCACGGTTGCCATCGACGTCAGAGCACTTTTAAATGCTTTTGGCCAAGTGAGCAACATGGAGAAGGGTCTATCTACGGAGTTCGCCGCAACATCGGTCTGGGTCCCACCTAACGCCGTAACATTAGCCGCCACACCATTTGTATCTGGTGCGGTAGTTCGTGCTAACGTATAGGTAGGGCTGGTCAGATCCGATGAAGGTGCACCGGTGACGGTTGTTGACAAGATTGTCATAGTTATCTCCTGAGCATAAGCTCAAATATTGAGTAATGCCACACTCAAAGCACCAAGGTTAACCAGTTGAACCTTTTTTGGGACCCTGATCGTTGGAACGATTAGGGTACCTAGTTCTTGGTCCTTGAACCTCTTTGTGTGACGAGATTTCGCAACTATCTTTGCAGGTGAGACCTCTATAACCTCTAGGAAAGCAGGTGAAGTACCATCCTCATACCATTCATGCTCCTGAATAAGGGAGTCTGAGTAAGTACAAGAGTTGTACCGTATCCTGTGCCTAAGGTCTGGAGTGTACTCTAAGACATTCTGGATGTTATAGAAATAATCCATTATGAATGAGAAGCGCGCCAGTTCCCATAACTCTCCCGGCAGCTGTGATGGCAAGAAACCGATCGAACCCAAACGTTTTTCGAGTTCAGTCTGTTCTACCATCCTAACAGCCGCCGAGTATTTTATAGAAACTGACGCATATCGTTTAATCGAATGACTAACTCTCAAACCCGGTATATTGGGCACAGAGCCGAACGTAGATACCACATCACGTACAGGAGAGCTTGTTAGCTCCCTATGCTGATGATGAGTACTTTCCGATCTTTTAGTATCACTCGATTTTCTGACGATAGAGGCAATATCCTGGATGTCACCCATTAACGGGCGCCAGCCAAATTGCCCTTCAAGGTACCGGTCTGAGACAACCTTTAACAGTTGTTTAGG